TTCTAACTGGTATTTGTGAATAACGTCTCATTTTATTTGTTAGGAGCTACTGTTGTTATAGGATTATTTGGGTCTTGATCATAATTATTATTTTTTCCTCCATTACTTAATTGTATAAATCTTTGAGGTCCATATTCAGTAATGGTACTAATAATTTGATCTTTATCTTTTCCAAAGGCATCTTCTACTACATTTTTAGTTCCAAAAGAATTTTTCTGTTTTTCGGGTCTAAAATTATGGATAGGTGTAAATGTAAATCCCATTACTTTACATATCATAGGCATTTCTTTTAATTTAGGATTTCTAAATTCAATCCCCCCCTGAGAAGTTGTTCCTAAATCAGAAGAAGGTATTGCAATTTCCCATGGAGATTCTTGTGGAACTTCTAATGTCATAGATTTAATAAATCCGGGTAGTTCATAACACCATCCTCCTAAGGTTAATTGTACTAAAGGTCCTGCCATATATCCAGCTGTAGTATAATCAGGAGCTAGGTTGGAAGCAAGGAAATTTAATTTTTTATACATAATCATTATTTCCTCTTTGGATTGAGCAGCCACAGTAAAAGACATATTTATATCTCTATTAAACCCTCCATAATTATATAAAGGTTCGCCTCTTCCCATATACTGTTGAGGATTCCAAGTTGCATTATAATTATCAGAAAATCCATCTATAAATGCTCTAAAATGTAAATATTCTTTTATATTAGGGCTTTCCGAATCTAAAGCTGCTATTCTAAATTTTACTAAATCATTTTTTATGGGGTTAGCAATTACCCCAGTACTTTTATATATTGGTAAAGCATTTATCCTATCTACTGCTCCTATAGGTCTACCTGTTACGGGGTCTAATTTTCCAGCAATATAATTTTTTCTATTACCTCTTCGACCCGGTGAGGTATAATTAATTCTGGAAGTACCAGTATCATTGTCTATAGTTTTTCTATTTGAAGGATTATAAGAAGGAGCTATACCTGTAACATATGAAATTTTTTGGTCTTGTATTTTATAAATTTCCCTTCTAAAATCTTGAATTCCATTGGATTTACCTCCTACAGTTAAAAATTTTCTTTGACCCTCTACAGAAAAAACATCAAACCCATGTTCTTTATTTTCAACATTACCTCTTGTTCCCCCTGGATTAAAATTAAAATTAGGAGACCCAAGTATACCAGGATCATTATCTAAAAAATCTAATGGGTTGTCTTGAGGTGGTTCTGGTATGGGAAGAAAAAATCCATTATTTTGAAGTTTAATATTATTTAATCCCGTTCTTAAGGGAGCACCTTGATTATTTTGGGCTATTTTTATATTAGTTCTTCCTAATCCTACATTTGAATTAGGTCCTCCTCTATATGATAATATTTCTTCAGATAAAGAAGAAACAGTATCAGGTGGGTTTAGAGGGTTAATAGTAAATTCATTTGTAATTTTTGAATCACTTAAAACTACTAATCTATTATCTTGTCCTTGTTCTCCTCCTATTATAATATCTCTTACATCTTGATAAGTAGTTAAACCTGTAATAAGATTTACTCCTTGTTTATCAATATGTCCTCCTATAAAATTAACACCTGCTTGAGCTAAAGTAGATAAGGGACTATAAGTCCCTCCATTTAAAGCTCCTTCACTAGCTTGTGTTCTTACTGCTATAGAAGATAATGAAGTTTGTTTGCTTGCAAATAAAACTCCTGATGGTGATTTTAAATCTGTAAAATATTTAGTTAATCTAACTACATCAGTAGCTGTATCACGAGCAGCATTCATACCCCCTCTAAGTAAAAAATCTTGGGAGCTAATATCATTGCCTGAAACTTGTTGACCTTGGGGTGGAATTGGTGTTACAATATAAGGTTGATTACTACTCCCTCCTCCAGGTGTATCATTTCCAAACTTTAGTGATTTAAGATTAGTTGTTTGTGTTAATAAACTTGGCATTTATTAAATTCTCCCTACTCCTTCTAAAGGTGCATTGTCTTTATAATTGTAGCTAGGTACTTTTCCACTTAAATCTAATTCAGATGGTTGAGGTTTTCCTAAAAGGTTAGGATCTCCATCTAATGAATATTCATCATGTAATTTAGATAAAGGAGAAACTCCTGGATCTAAAGGTATGTTTCCTCCATTTGCCTTAGATAAAGGTGAACCTTGTAATGTTAGTTTGTCTAATAATCCCATAATATTATTTTTTTATGTTTGTTATAAATATTAAATTAAAAATAGTTTATTGTATAAATCTGTTAGATCTTAAAGTAGATATTCCTTCTTGGTTTAAAGCCGCACCATCTAATACTATTCTAGGTGGTATTTTATTTGTTTGTTGTATAGCCTGAGTTTGTTTATTTATAGCTTCTTCTTGTTTATCTCCAAATTCTGATATTGCTGAGGATATTCCTCCAATTAAACCTCCTACTACTCCCCCTATTGCTGTTCCTACACCAGGTATAACTGAACCTATCATTGCTCCAGTACCAGCTCCTCCAAGTATACCAGAAGCAACACTTACACCTTTACCTGCTTCTTCATATCCAGATTCCTTTAATTGATCAGCTCCAGCATCTAAAGCAAACCCTCCGATTATAGCAAGTGGACTTAATTTTCCAAATTTAGACATTCCCCTAGCAAATTTTCCTGCTTTACCTATACCAGGAACAAAACCACTTTTTCCTGTAATGGATCTACCTAATTTATTATATTGAGCTCTTCCTGCAGCATCGTATGACATAGTAAAAGGATTCATTGCTGTGGTTCCCATTCCACCACCACCACCTGATGTACTTCTTAGTAAATTTGATGCTATATTACCTGATGAACTTGACATTCCTCTAAATAATCTTGAAATCATTGATATTCCCCTAAAAATAGGACCTCCTATAGCAAGAGCACCTAATGCTACCCCTATTTCAGTAGCATATCCCCCTGCTGAGTTAAGTAATGAATCAATTTTTGTAAATACTTTAACTAAAACAGGCATTATTTTATCCGCAAGCTGTTGAATTATTGTATTCATTTTTTGTTGCATTGTCATGTTTTGAGCTCTTTTTACTAATTCCTCACTTCCAATATCCTCAATAATTTTAGCTTCACTTTCTCCCTTTCTAATTCTTTCTTGAATAGCTTTTATGCCATCTTTTTCTGTTTTTGCAGATAATCTTCTTAGGGCAGTTTGTTTAACAAACATATCTCCCATTTCTTTTGAACTCATTCCTAAAGTTTTAGCAATAGCTTCTTGTTGAACAAAATTCATACTTGCAAACTTAGCCTGGGTAATACCTTGTTGTTCTAATGCCTTACCTAAACCTAATAAATCATTATTAAGTGCTGCTGATCTTGCTTTTTCTAAATTTATATTTTGACCAATAAGAAGTTCTGCTGCAAGTTCATTTTGAATAGAGGACTCAAAATCTAATAAACTTGATTGAATTTTTTCCATATCAGCAAGATTTAACCCTAATTTTCTTGCTTGAAAAGCAGCTTTTCCTAAACTAATATTTTGGCCTTGCATAGAAAGTAAAATATTACTACTAGTTTTAGAAATATCTTCTATTAAATCTTTTTCATTTAAAAAAATTTCTTCTTGAGCACCTAAAAACATGTTAGTACCCCTTACAGTGTTACTAAAATTTTGAAAATTTAATCCTGTTGCTTCTGTAAAATTTGCTAATTGAGAAGCTGCTGCCTCACTTACACCTAATCTACTTGTTAAAATATTAAAAGTAGAAGCAGTATCTTTACTAAACATAGCTGTAGTACCTAAGGCATTGCCTAATTTAACTTGGGCATCCATTAAATCCTGTGATGTTTGTAATAAAGATTTATTTTCTTGTGCTGCTTTAGCAAATTCTATTTGAAGTTGTCCCGCTTCTTGTTTACTAATGTTTAATTGATTAGCTAAATTAACAGAAGATTCGTCTATCGTTTTTATACTTTTAATAAAAGTTCCAGCTATAAATACCTGCGCTGATTTTGATACTAATTTTAAAAATTCTGTTAATCCTGCACCCAAAGATCTAACAAATCCTTTACTATCGCTCATAGAAGTGTTAAAGGCATCGGTTGCATTTGTTAAATCCTTTAATAAAGAACTTAAAATAGGAACCCCTGTAATTAATTCTGATAAACCTTTAAAAGGATTTAATTTTGATATTCTTTTAGATTCTTCAAGTAATTTTCCTGCACTAGTTGCAGCCGAAGCTAAAGAATTAGCTCTATCCTGTTCAAATATAACAGCTTCTTTTAAAACTGTAATTTCTTTATTAGTTAAATCTACTCCTGCTTTTATTAAAGCTTTAATTTTTTCTTTAAGTGTAAATATTTGAATTTCAGCATTTAATTGACCTCTTTTAATTTTTGAAATTTGAGTTTCTAATTTCTTTTGATTTAAAAGATCTTTATTCATTGAAGAACTTAAACTTTCAATAGCATTTCTTTCACTAGTATATTTAGCAGATCTAGATTCTAAAACATCCGAATTTTCTTTAATAAGTCTTCCATATTCTTGTTCTATAGAACGAAGAGTTTTAGCTTCCTCATTAATTTCAGCCATTATTTTAAGCCTTTCTTGAGCGCTTATATTTCCAAAAGGATCTGCCATATAAATTTTGGTTTATTATAAATATTTAAAAAATAAACTACTTATATGAAGTACGTGATGGTTTAGATTTTAAAAAACCAGGAGGAGTTATTTTTTGAGTTTCTTGTTTTGCCTTATTTTTCATTTTAGGATCCACCCAACTTTTTTCTGGGTTGCCATTCATATTTTTATTTTGCTCCTCATAAAATTCTCTTATTTTAAGAAAAGTAAATTTTCTTAACCATATAGGCATATTATAGGCTGTGTCCCAATCATAGCCTCCATTCCCATGGAAAACTATTTCATGTAAAGTCATAAAAACACGTTCTCTATATTGAGGAGCCGTTTCAGGCGTCAGGCCAAAAAAAGTTAAGCCCAATGGGCAAATCAACAACCTCCTCTCTTCCCTCAGCAGTGTTGAGGTATACTTGAGTGTCTAGATCTGGTGATACTTCTTGATAGTATTTTCTTAAAGCTCTAGCGTCTTTAGCTAAAAGATAATTATTTACAAATTCTCTAATATCTTTTTTTTCTGAGCTTCCATTTATAGATTTAATTATATGGGAAAATCTTGTTGTTACTTCACTAGAATTGGATTTATTTATTTTTTGTAATCCTTTTACTTCCTGTTCTATTTTTCTTTCATCCCCATGTGTTAATATTTTAAATGTGATAGTATTTTCTGTGTGGGGTAAAGTAAATGAGAATTCATTTTCTCCTGATTTGTATAAATCTTCATCAACTTCTTTAGTTACTAATGTTGATAAATCTATATTTTGTTGTTCTCCATCATAGGTAAATTCATAATCTTTACCATAAGATAATATACGTGCAGCTATCATAATAGCGTTTTTATCTCCTATTAATAAATCATTATAATTAATATCCGATACAATTAAGGATTGTAATAGTTTATCTATTACAGTGCCATTTTTTATGTAATTTTGGTTTGTTAAAATATCCTCTTCTTTTGCAGTCATGTATTTCATTTCTACTTTTCCACTTGATAAGGGATTGTCTTTAGGATATAGTAAACCTTTTGAAGGAAGTTCTACCGTTTCTGTTGGTAATTTAAATTCTGCCATAATCTTAATTTATAAAACTTTATTATAAATACCAATATAAAAAGGGAGCTTGACATAGCCAAGCTCCCCTTGTGGAGGTGTGTAATTTTTTTTAGAAATTTAATACACAGTAATCAACTCCTAATGTTAATTCAATTTGTTTTGCTTCATTTTCCGTATCCCAGTTATAATCTCCAAATGTTGCTTCTTTAATAAAAGCTCCTTTTAATATCCATTCTGAAACTATATCACCTACTGGACCTAAAACATCTATTGTTAAATCTTTTTTATAAAAATCAGAATAACCATCTCTACCCGTAACTGATTCATGCCCTAATCTTACCCATTCCATTACTGCTTGAGCACCTGATGGTGTTATTGGATCAAATAATGTCATTGTAATATCATTCCATACTGTTTTACCTTTAACCTTTCTTAAAACATTAATATGGTTTAATATTACTTCACCTTGTGTAAGTGATATTGCGCTTACTCCTTTAA